TGGGAGGAATAATGGTACAAAGCTTCAAATTGTTCTTCACAACATTTGCTGCCAACGTATTTATTACGTTTTGAGAACAAGGCGCTACTATTAATAATTTCTTATTCTCAGCTATGATCGGTTTTAGCACGTTCTCAATGGAGAGAATATTATTTATGTCGCTATCAGACACCAAGACATGTACATCCTCAAGTATACACTCATCCTTTTTGTGGTTGTTTATAAAAAGATGGCTAGAATATCCTCTATCAATCTTAATCCCTTGCGTGGTTTCAAATGTGGTATCAGAGGTTTGGCTTTTCTCTACGGTTACTATCCCATTTTTACCAACCGCTTTGTAAGTGTCGGCAATTATTTTCCCTATCTCTGGGTCATTATTCGATGAGATCGTAGCCACGTCCAATAGTTTCTTCTCAGTAACAGGCTCAGCCTGTTTTTTCAATTTTAGAATAACCTCCTCGGTAAGTGAGACAAGCTCCCTTAGTATCTCTGTCTTATTGTCTTTTGGTTTTATCATCTTCAAACCATTCTTTACCAGAGCTTCAGTAAGTACAATAGCCGTTGTTGTACCATCACCTGCTTCAGCGGCGGTACGGTCAGCTGCTTCTTTCATCATCTGTACTGCTAGATTCTCTACTGGATCCAAAAGCTGTATACTCTTGGCTACTGTTACCCCATCCTTAGTCACTGTAATTCCATGTGTGTGGTTTGGGCTTTCGATTAAAACAGTATTACCCATAGGACCAAGTGTGCTCTTAACAGCATTTGATAATTTAGTAATACCCGATATAAGTTTTGATTGACCGTCTTTGCCGAAGTGCAAATCCTTTGGTGAATATCCTCCCGATTCATTCATTAGATTAAATTTAATTTGATTAATTCAAATATATAAATTTTATTCGAATTACGGAAATGTTGGTTTTTTTTTTCCTATACTGCTTATTTAAATATGTGTATATATATATACTTTTCTCTGAGCCTCGTGCGTGGAAATATTAACATTTCCAACACTAGTATTGATAATCAGATAGTTAGCTTCAAAATACTAACATTTTTTCTACACTAAAATGTTGGAATTCCAACACAACTACCTATTTGAGATGTCTAAAATCCAAATCCAAAAAATCATCAGAAGAAAAATGTAAAAATCATTTAGGTCCATTTCAACACAAAAATCAATTTCAACACAAAAAATGTAGACTTAATGTAAAAAAAAAGGCTACCCGAAAGTAGCCCCTTACTAAGATAATAAACCAACAATTATCTAAACAAACCTTTACGCATTTCTGCTCTTTCAATTCCATCAGCAATCATTTTAATCTTACGATCCTCATCAATGATACGCTTCATGTTTGCAGCCTGCTCAATACCAGTCATCCCATTAGGACGTCCATTTATAAGCCTACCGTTTTTTACATACAACCCGTCAACCATATCGCTGATCTTCGGGTCTTTATTAATTTTCATCATATCACACGTGTTTGTGTAAAGATACAAAATTTTCAGATACACAGGGGTTTTGTATTATAGTATGTCATACGGCGCAGTCTTGTCACAGAAAAGTCAAAAAAAAATTAGCCCCCCCATTGACAAATCTAGGTCGCATATGAGATTTTTTGCCGAAAAATTTATTGTGATGTGGTACTAGGTTAGCCTAGTGTAGGGTTGGAGACGTTTATCCGTTGACCTTCCCCTAACTAATTAAATAATCGGTTAAGGTGAGCCTTCCCTTAGTCCCCGCCCAAAAGAAAACATTGAATAATAAACTTAAATAAATTAGCCATCTCTCATCCCTTTATTGACGGGCATTTCCAACGACAATCAAATGAGGTACAAAAACATTCAAAGAAATATCTAATATTAATTACTATTTAATAAGAAAATAATTAGGATATAAGAATACTATTTTGTACTTTCACGAAATGAATGACAAACAACATACAAATATTAATCGTAACACGCTGACAATCAGCACGTTACACAATTCAAATAACATGAAAAACTTACAACAACTACAAAACAAAGTAAATAACACATTCGAAAACATCGATTCAATCGTTTGGTTTGGGCTTAACTACAACTATGACTTCATCGACCAATGTTGGTCTGATAACCCATGCTTAGCTAATCATTTGAATGACAAGTTTTCAATGTGTACACAAGAAATGCTTAAGAGGGATGGAGAAAAGAGTAATGACTATGTAGTAAGAAAAGCCGCTATTAGTTATGGAGTCTTCACTAGGTTTATTACAATGTTAGATAGTGCTAATAGAGAAAAGCTATACCAATACATACTTGAAACGTATAGTAAAGAATATGGATGGAGCAATACTGATAGGAGATAACCGAAACACATCCATGTGGATGTGTCATGCGACAGACCTTAAGTCGCATCTGAAGAGATGGTCAATTATTAATCAACAAACAACAACAAATTATGACACAAGAACAAATTATCCAAGCAGTAAATGACAGAGTCATTGAGGGCTTAAAAGACAAAGGTTTACAATGGTTTCGACCATGGAAATCGGGAGAGGAAAATCAACCTCTAAACAGACTATCAAGTAAACATTACAAAGGCTTTAATATATTCCTTTTGAATGCTGAGATGATACAACACAATTACACCTCCAACCAATGGCTGACATTCAAGCAAGTATCTCAGATGGATGGCAAGGTTAAGAAAGGCTCAAAGTCAACTGAGATTTACTTTTGGAAGTTAGGATATCAAGATATGAAGACTGGTAAATTCTTAACTGACAAACAGATTAAATCAGTCAACCTCAGAGAGAAGTTTACTAGCAATGGTAAGTCTGTCGATAGGTACAGAAAGACGTTTACTATCAGATACTATAGAGTTTTTAATGTTGACCAAACAACTGGAATTGAGCCAATTGTTTTTGAGCCGTCAATCAATGCATCCTTTACCAGTAATAAGATGGCTGATTCAATCATTGCTTGCTATATCACAAGACCAAAAGCTGTTAAAGTAAATGTAATTAAGTCTTCAGATCAAGCTTACTATAGCCCAAGTAAAGACTTGGTAGTGATGCCTGAAAAAGACTCATTCGTGGACTCTGATTCTTACTATAAGACTTTGTTCCATGAGTTAGCACATTCAACTGGACATGAGTCTAGACTCAATCGCAAAGGGATTGCCAATGTGAATTTCTTTGGCTCAGAGTCTTATGCTCAAGAGGAGTTAATTGCTGAGATCAGTTCCATGTATCTTACCGGTCTTTGTGATCTTAATCCAAAAGACTCTGATGATAATAGCCAAGCCTATATCAACGGATGGGTTAAGAAGTTTAAAGATGAGGCAAAGGAATGCTTTTATGCGATGCAACAAGCAACGAAATGCTCAACCTATATACTAGGATAGTATCAACTGCGAGATTGGATCATGGAGGGGATCGTTTCCCCTCCTCGCATCGACAATAGTGTCAAACAACAAACAACAATAAATATGGTACGAGAAAACGTAAAACTAAATTACCCATACGTGGCAGTCTGTTCCTCCAGGAGGAGCAAGATGGCTATAGGATGGACAGTCCACAAGTACACTAGACAAGGTGTCTATCTTGATAAGACTAAAAGACCAAAGACATACTTTGGTGTATCAACTGACTTTGTCAAAGCTATGACAAACATCCGTAAATGGTATGGTATAAACTTACCTACATCAGGATGGTCAGATAAGACTCAAGTGAAGACTAAACGATTCACTACGATGGAAGACTTTTTAATTAACTTAAAAAAACTGATATGAAAATATTTAAAATAGAAACTTATAAACTAGATGAATTAGAAGAACAAGCATTAAATCAAGCATTAGCTTGGCTAGATGAATTCCCTATTGAAACAGAAAATAACGATGGAACAATGTATTTAGATTATTTATCTGATGATTGGTTTAATGGTTATAAGGATGATGTCATGGAGTTTTGCGAAATAAACGATTTTCTGTTTGCTTACGATGGAACACCAATCCATAGATTTATAAAAGATAATCACAAAACACAATAAATATGGGAGGAGAAATCCTCCCTCTGTAGTGGAATGTAGTTCTGCCTGATGATTGCAAAAGCATGAAACAGATTTATTAATTAAACAACAACAAATATGTTACATTCAAAATTCAGTTTATCGTTTGATCTAGATGATCAATCGGTAACAATTTTCATTCATCACAATGTTAATAATGAAAAGACTTTTTTTTACCCATTCTTTTACCTTGATGACAATGGTAAATTAATTATTCCTCCTAATTCAGTGAAAACATTTAACAAGTCTACGTTCAGCTATTTAGCTAGGCACGTAAAGACTAAAGTGGCTAAATTCAAGGAGTATATTGAAGATTCATACTTACGTGAGAAGTCTTATGAAGACTTACCTTTTTAATTTAAACCAACATAAATGAAAGCAAAAGATATGAGGGATAGATTCCCGAATGAGTATTACTACGGAGTATTCTGTATGATTGACGTAGCAAAGGGATATAACCTAAGGCGAAAAACAATCATTCAGCCTTATGAGGCTAATGACATAGCATGGGACAAGGGAATTGAACTATACGATAATTTTCTTGAATCCAAATACAATAGGGATTACAAGTCTGAGATAGACTGCATGGAAGATTATATTATTAACTTAAACCAACAAATAAAATGAAAGAATTAAATATTTGTTTACGTTGTGATTATTTATCTGAAGAGGTATATGAAGATGAAACATTTGATATAGATGATTACCACAGAATACAATGCCCAAAATGTTATAGTAGTGAATACTACCTTGCAACAGAGGTAGAAGAATTTATACATAAACTTAAATTAAAATAAAATAAAATGACAATAAACGAACTAATGGATTTAGGTATAGTAGGCGAGGACTTACTTGATAACCTAAAAGAGATAAAAGAATCAGTCTCAGAGATTAAGAAAGCTGACTTTAAAAAAGAGTCAACCTTTGAAGATACTGACCATCTCCAAGAATATATTGAGGACACTATCAATATGATTAAAAATAACTTAACTAAACTTAAAGAGAAATGAGTACAGATTTACCTTATGCATGGGGGACACCCCCATGGGAAGACGAACCACAATTTGAATGTTCAGAATGTGGTAAACTAATGGACGAGGACAAAGACGTTTGTTCCTCAGCTTGTTTTGAAGCATCAATGTTATGAAGTTAATTGAATCCTTCGGCAAAAGACATGGCTATCAAAAAGAGAGTCACGTCTCCTTTGTTATCAAAACAAAATATAGACGTAGAGCAGGTGCAATTATAGAGATATTTGTAGAGGCTTGTGTTGATCATAACAAAGGAATAAGAGCAGTTTCTCTCAGGGAGAACGGAACAAATGATATGCTTAAGATAGAGCATATTGATAAAGAAAAATTATATGAACTAATAATAAAACAATTATGATATTTGATTACACTAACTTAAGCCCTGAAGTAGAGGCGTTACTAAAGAAAAAACTAACTAAACAATTATTAAATGATGAATTTACTAAGATTTCTAAAACTCAGACGAATCAAAAGAAAAAGAAAAAGAAGTAGAGAGGATCATCTGTGGATACAGATGATGACTAACGAGAAAAAGATCAGGGAACAGATAGAGCAGATGGTAGCAAGGAACAAATATGTTTCAGCGAAATCTAGGTATAAAATAACTCTTTCAAAACCTCGACAAATTATTTATCTTTATAAACAAAACGAAAACATCAGAGATGAACTTAGACAAATCCAATCCAATAGTAGAGGCAGATGATCCAGACTTCCTATGGCATTCAAACAATGCATTGAGAAGGGAGTTATCTCAGGCTAAGAAGGACTTAGCCAAAGCACAAAAGAAAATTAAAGACCTCCATTGGTCTAAAAATTAGTTTTGTTTGTTTGTTGAAAAGGGGGGAGGCAGAGATGTCTTCCCTTTTTTTGTTGCATCTATATAACCACGCTCGTATTCAATTTGTTTTTCTATTTTCAAAATACGATTCTCTAAACCATTGATAACAATTATTTTTTTGTCTAGTCTTTCGTGTACTGTGGTGAGTTCATTCTTAATGCTCATAAACTCAGAGTATATTCCTCCAGCAGTAAAGACTGCAACTAAAAAAGATATTACAAGCGATATATTATTTTTTAAAAATGTATCAGGCATACAGTAAAGATAAAACTTTTCTTGCTAAATTAAAATAATATTATTATCTTCGTTATTATAAATTTAAATCTAATCAAATGGATAAAACCAACAATCCTACGTTTGACCAATTCCTAGACGATGAGTACCAATCAAAAGGATATGTTCAAGCACACAAAGTAATTCAAGAATTAAGAACTACAATATTCAAAGACCTTAACGACAAAGAACTAGATGATTTCCGAAAGGAATTTGCCTATGCACTTGACATGACACTTAAATAAATATGAAAGAATATATATTTGACCAATTTGTAGACAACATCCTTAGTCATACAGGACTGACTAAGGAGCAACTTTTTGAGAACAGTCGTAAAACAGAATTCTCAAATCCTCGTAAGTTTTTATATAAACTATGTGTAGATAGAGGTATTTCTGTTGCTGATGTAGTTCTGTACATGAACAAGAATAATTTTCCATGCACCGATGCAACAATTCATCAAGGGATAACATCTCTAAATAAAATGATGGAAAAAGATTCAGACCTGAGCATTATACTTAACAAATTATCAAACGTTGAGGCTTGAAGATATATTTCAAGAAGCAAGGACTGATTTTGGATCAGCAAATTTGGATGGCGAAGGTCATGAGTCTCGTATGATGTATGGTGTTAAGATAAGTCGAGACACTTTATCAGGAGAGATAAAGATATTTAATCCACGTGGCAAGGATTACGATGAGGAGTTAACCTCAGAAGAGTATTTAATATTCAGTCAGGGATGGCGTAAGGGAGTTTACCGATTGGTTCTTCAAGTTTATAGACAACGTTTGGATATTATTGAGAAAAGAATCCCTGAATTATTAAACAATAAGAAAAGTCTGTTAGCTTTAAAAGAAAGGCGAACTGGCTTGATGCAAAAGTATTATAAGATAACACAAAAATTAAACCAACTAAAATGAAAAATTTAAAATCACCATTTAAAGAACTAACGGCTATAAATGTAAATGAAAAAGTAGAAAAAAAAGGAAAGTATAAATATTTATCTTGGGCATATGCTTGGGCTATAATAAAAGATAAATATCCTAATGCAAACAGAAAAGTTTATGAATCAAAGACAACAGAATTAAATTATTTTACTGATGGTAAAACTGGATACGTAAAAGTAGGAGTCTGTCTTGAAGGTTATGACAACACGGAAGAAAAAAATGCTCTTGGATTGGAACATGTTGATTATTTACCCATAAAAGGTAATAATAATCAATCAATACCACTTGGTAATATTACGTCCTTCTCAGTAAACACATCCATCCAAAGGAGTACAGCTAAAGCAATTGGAATGCATGGACTAGGACTTTCTTTATGGGCTGGAGAGGATCTTAAAGACATAGGCGATGATACTGATAGTGTAGCAGATGAAGGGTTAGACCTTGGAATTCCTAATACTAAGAAAAAGAAAAAAGAAGTCACTCCGCCCACTGGTGATCCTACTGTTGATATTCCTGTTATACAAAATTTAGTTAAAGCTAAAAAAACATGGGATCAAATTGAGGAGTGGCTTAGGCTAATTTATGATGATTTAACAATAGAAGAATATAAAAACAAATATAATGAGTAAGAAAAAATTAACAGAGAAACAGATCATAGATAAACTACGTATCGATGAGCATTACTATGGAGAGTTTGGAAGGCAATGGCTATCTAACTCTGACATTCAGAATCTTTCACCAAACACCTTTAAGCAGTTCGGAAAGGTAGAGCCTGACAATGAGAACTTTGTAAAGGGTAGGTATTTCCATCAACTTATTTTAGAACCTGAGAAGGCAAAAGACTTTCCAATATGGTCAGCAACTGAGACTAGAGGAAAGGCTTATAAAGAATTTTTAAAAGAAAAAGGTCTGAACTTTGTTTTAAAAGAGTCAGAGGCTTTAGTAATTGAGAATATGGCTAAGGAAATTGTAAGTCGTCACGATCAGTTAACTGAACTGATTACCAACAAGGAAGCACTAAGAGAGGAGCCTTTTGTCGGAAAAATTTTCGGACATGATTTTAAATGCAAATGTGACTTGATTAGTCAGCAGGGCATAGTGGTTGATCTCAAAACAACCTCAGCCAAAAGCATCGAGGAGTTTATATGGCTAGGTAAAAACAAATATTACTATGACACACAGGCTTTTATTTATCAATCGCTGACCGGAAAATCAATGACTTTTGTGGCTATTGATAAGCAACAAAAAGAATATGGAAATAGTGGCGAGTTCTACCACGAGATTTATGTCTGCCCTACGAGTGAGGAAACTGTACTCCAGGGAAAACAAAAGGTAGAACAAGCCCTCCAAACCTATGAGAAATACTATGGTAAGGATAAAAAAGAAGACATAAGAAAAGTAATATATAATTTAAAATTTTAAACTATGAGTGAAAAGATTAAACAAAAGTTTTGGGGAACGTTACAGCTTGACAATTTAGGCAACGCTGTGAGAAGTCTTCCTAGTAAAGTAAAAAAATCAGAAAAGTATGGTCATCAATTTGACGTGAAAGCCGCACTATGGGTTGACGGAGGGATATCCATTGACGTTTGGGATAATGAAAACAAAACCTCAATAAAGCTAGGCAAGTTAAATTTAGATCAAGACTATGTCCAACCTTCTCCATCTGATAAACCTGATCAAGCAACTCCAAAAGAAGAGGAGTCTAGTCCTGATTTACCGTTTTAGGTAACCCCAATTAAACTAGGGGGATTAGTTTCCCCCTATTTTTTTTGTGTAAAATGTTAAAAATATTTTTATATATACTATATATATATATTTATAATTATATTTAACTTTTTTGAATACAGAATGAGATTTAAAACCAACATTTTCAACACAATGCACGTCTATGCAAGGCTATGCAATTATAAAACCAACATAAAACCAACATTTTAATGTCAAATACCGTCACAATATTCAAAAACATCAACGAAACTAAAGCTCCATTCTTCAGAGATGTAACTACAATTTTGGAAAGAATACAAAAAGGAGCAAGCAAAAAATTAGTTTTATCTATCAGAAAAGAGGATGATAAAGGGAAACGAAACGAATTAAAAAAACAACTACCTAGTATATGTTTCTCTGGAAAGTTTAATAAGAGGTCAGACGTTTCATTAGTAGAGCATAGTGGCATCATATGTTTAGACTTTGATGGTTATAAACTTCAAAAAGATTTACTTGACGAGAAAAGAAAGTTTGCCAAAAACAAATACGTCTTCAGCGTTTTTATCTCTCCTTCAGGCAAAGGACTAAAGGTGCTGGTAAAGATACCAGCCAAACCTGAGAACCACATAGGATACTTCATGGCTTTGGAAAAGCATTTTAAGTCTAAATACTTTGACAAGACCTCCAAGAATATAAGTAGAGTTTGCTATGAGTCTTATGATCCTTTAATTGAAATAAATGATAAAGCCTTGATATGGGAGACTGCTGAAGATTTAGAATATAAAGAACACACAACTAGTAATGGTGTCAAAACCATTCCCATAAGAGACGAAAACAAAATTGTTGAAATCCTAGTTAAGTGGTGGCAAAAAAAATATCCTATGTCTCAGGGACAAAGGAATCAAAATGCATTTGTTTTAGCCATGGCATTTAATGACTTTGGAATTGATCAGCTTACTGCAAGTCTAGTTATAAATCAATATAAGAGCAGAGACTTTAATGCTACAGAAATTAATAATACAATAAAGTCTGCATACTCCAATACTAAAAATTTTAATACTAAGTTCTACGAGGATGAGGATAAGATAAATGAAATACAGCAAAGACTTAGAAGAGGAGAATCAAAAAAAGCAATCCGTCAAGACCTCAAGGAGTCGAACTTGACGGAGGAAGTAATAGACTCCGTGTTAGATCAAGCCGAAGAGAACAACTCGGTTAAGTTTTGGACTATGAGCAGTAAGGGTGTAGTTAAAATCATACCCTTAATATTTAAAAAGTTTTTAGAAACTAATGGTTACTATAAGTTCTGTCCTGAGGGACAGAAACATTATGTGTTCGTTAAAGTTACTGATAACTTAATAGATCATACCTCTGAAAAAGAGATTAAAGATTTTATTTTGAATCACTTACAAGGCATGGACGACATGGCTATATATAATTATTTTGCTGATCAAACAAGAATATTCAAAGAAGACTTCCTGTCTTTGTTGGGCACTATTGAAATCTTTTTTATTCAAGACTCTATGGATACGGCTTATCTCTATTATCAGAATTGTGCCGTACAAATAACAAAAAATACTGTAAAGTCTATTGACTACTTAGAACTCAAAGGTTATGCGTGGAAAGATCATGTTATTAAAAGAAATTACAATAAATGCGATACTGTCGAAAGTGATTTTAAACAATTCATCAGCAACATATCTAGCAATGATCCTGGAAGAATATTAACCTTTGAATCTACGCTAGGCTATATGATGCATGGTCATAAAAATATATCTTATTGCCCCGCCACCATATTAAATGATGAGCGCATATCTGATTCTGCAAATGGTGGAACTGGCAAGGGAATACTTTTGCAATCACTTGAACACATGAAGAAGTTAATAATGATAGATGGAAAAGCGTTTGCATTTGAAAAATCTTTCCCTTATCAATTAGTTTCTGCTGATACACAAATACTAGCTTTTGATGATGTTAAAAAATACTTTGACTTTGAGAGATTATTCTCTGTGGTTACAGAAGGATTAACGCTAGAGAAAAAAAATAAAGACGCCATAAAGATACCATTTAGCAAGTCTCCTAAAGTAATTATAACTACTAACTATCCTATCAAAGGAAGTGGTGCGTCGTTTGCTAGAAGAAGATGGGAGTTAGAATTGGCTACACATTATACTGAGGACTATACTCCTACACACGAGTTCGGTAAGTTCTTATTTGGAGAAGAGTGGGAGGACGATGACTGGTGTAGGTTTGATGACTATATGATCAAATGCATCCAGTTATATTTAAAAAGAGGACTTATAGAAAGTGATTCAGTAAATGCTGACAAGAAACGATTAATCATTAATACTAACTCAGATTTTATTGAGTGGTGTGGTTTATTAGACACTCATGCTGCGAATGCTTTGCTTAAGGTAAACGAGAGGATTCATTTAAATGGATTGCATTATGACTTCACAACCCAATATCCTGACTATGCTAAGTTTTCTAAGCGTTCAGTGTCTCAATATCTATTTAAAAAATGGATGATTGCATACTGTGTATATAAAGAAGGCCTTGAGCCAGAGCTTGGTCGTGATGCTGTGGGTAATTGGATAAGAATAAAGCCTAGGAGTGAAGGTGTTATACAAAAGAAACTATTATGAAGCTTAGAGATTATCAGGAGGAAATAATATCTAAAGGAATAGATGTAATAGCTGAGCATGGATTTGTATACTTAGCTATGGAGGTCAGAACTGGAAAAACCCTTACAAGCTTGGGTATAGCTAAAGAAATGGGAGCCAAGCGGGTTCTGTTCATTACTAAAAAGAAAGCGATTAGCTCAATCGAGGCTGACTATCAGATGCTCAGACCTCGCTTTAGCCTTGATGTGATTAACTATGAGAGCTTGCATAAGATAGAAGGGAGCTTTGATCTAGTGGTATTGGATGAGGCTCATTCGATGGGAGCTTTTCCGAAGCCAAGTAAGCGAGCTAAGCAGGTAAAGATAATTATTCAAAAGAATGATCCATTAGTTATTTTATTATCGGGAACTCCTACGCCTGAGTCTTACAGTCAAATGTATCATCAGATTTATGCTATACCTAGAAATCCATTCAGAAGGTTTATAAATTTCTATCGGTTCTGTGATGAGCACGTCAACGTAACTCAAAGACCCATCAATGGTATATACATTAAAGATTATTCTAAGGGACTACCAAGCATAATGGATTCAATGCAACCTTACTTTATATCATACAGTCAAAAGGAGGCGGGTTTTCAAGTGAAAACTAATGAGCATATACTACACGTTAAGATGAACCCATTGACCTATAATCTTGCAAAAAAACTTCAGAAGAATTTAGTAGTGGAGGGAAAGAATGAGGTAATACTGGCAGATACACCGGTTAAGCTTATGATGAAGCTTCATCAGATATATTCTGGAACAGTTAAATTTGAGAGTGGAGCCTCTAAAACATTAGACTATACCAAGGCTCAGTTTATAAAAGACAAATTTAAAGACAAGAAGATAGGCATCTTCTATAAGTTTAAAGAAGAGTTTAAGGCCTTAAAAGAAATTTTTCAAGACAATCTTACTACTGAGCTTGAAGAATTTGTTAACACCAATAAGTCAATCGCACTACAAATTGTGAGTGGAAGAGAGGGCATAAGTCTTCGACAAGCTGACTGCTTGGTTTATTACAATATTGACTTTAGCGCTACTAGTTATTGGCAGTCTCGTGATCGCATGACAACCAAGGATAGAGAAAAAAACGAGGTTTATTGGATATTCTCTGAGAGGGGAATTGAGGATCAGATATATAAAGCAGTTGTTAATAAGAAGGATTATACCCTGAATCATTTTAAAAAAGATTTGTTAAATTTATAATTATGATAGACGGATTACCAAAAATGAACGCTAATTATCTTACAGAAAATGATCTGTGGGATAGCTCATGGCTCAAAGAAAAATATCCGGAAAGATTTATAAATGACCGAACAACAGATACAAACAAAAAAAATTAAACAATTAGAAGCTGATGGATACTATGTCCTCAAGCTTATTAAAACCAATAAGAATGGTATTCCAGATTTGTTAGCACTACACCCCAACAACGAGGTCTTATTCGTAGAAGTTAAAACTAAAAAGGGTAGAGTATCTAAGCTTCAGGAATATCGAATGAAAGAACTAAAAGACCATGGATTCAATGCGGAAGTATACAGAGGCTAATACCAGTTACAAAGGGTATCTCTATACCTTTGACAGCGATTTTGTTTTGGAACTTATGCGTCTTGACCTTACAACTTCGGTACCCATAGTAATGCAAGTAGAGCGGTATGTTGACAGAAACTATACTTATTCACCTGGTGCTACCTTCGAGTTAGCAGGAGTTGTGGGAAAAGAAAACCCGTTTTATTTTTTGATTGAAGTTTATCACAATGATGACATGATTTTTGAAAACCTACATCAAATTGATTCAGACACTTTCCTAGATTACTACAATAAAAACATGCTTCTCTCTCCAAAATAGTAAAGTATTTTTTTTTTGCGAAATAATTTATATCTTAGAAGGCATGAATGGATTACCTCCAGTAGAGAATAAGCGCATACAAAATATAAACTTTGTTATGGCTGATCTTCATGCATCACTGAACTCAATTTACGAACATCTTATGGATAAAGAATACACCCCTCTGAAAGGAGAAGTAAGTTCATTAACTAAAAAGCTTCGTAGTGTTGGCGAGTCAGTAACCGATGAAGTTTAGACCTGACTATGATTTTATAGGTGCTGTTTGCATCACCCTTATAGTGATGTACTTACTTTCTATTCTTATATTTTAACACTTTCCTTCGCCTTCTTCTTTGTGAAATTATTGATGGTCCTTTCTTTTTTGGGTGTATACGTTTAGGTAGAGTTCCAGAGGTTGTCTCTTTCTCCCACTTCTCTGCTATCTCAGGGAGGTTCTTATACATATACGCTCTTTGGGCTTGACTTTTGAATGGCATATTAATATAAATTTTCTAAGATATCTTTTTCAATATCCTCTAATTCTTTTTCTAAAGCTTTTATTTCATCATCCTCTCCTTCATATAACTCGTCATATAGCTCTGGAAACATTTTTTTCATTTCTTTTTTAGATTCTTTTGATCTTCCACTGCTTCTTTTTTTACTACCTTTTATAGCATATTCAGAAAAATTAAACATTCTTAATATAGCTTCACCCATATCCTTCGAATCCATTACTTTAGAGTAGTTGTTGGCTAATTTTTTTATAGTTAATAATGGTAGACCTGTTGCTTGTGCTAAGTCTAAATAAAAATCTTGCATGTATTGAGCCCGCTTCGCTGGATTTTTAGTTTTAGAAGCTCTTTCATATCTTTCTGATAAACTTTTAGCAATTGCTAAAACACCGACATCTTTACTACTAGTCCAAGGCTTTCCTGTTAATTTATCTCCGATGATTGTAAAAACTTCCCCATAAATAAATAAGGCATTTAAATTTCCAAGTATTGCGGATCTCCAAAGATCATCATCATCATCTTCTCTAAAATCTCTTAACAATCCAGGTAAGCCCAGTGTGACATACTGAAATAAAACCGGCATAAACACGTGATACATGACAAATGTCCTTATATTCTCCCCCCTTGTTCCTTTCCCAGCTTGCTTGTCCCACGCCATAAGCTTTCTGTTTAGCGCTCTAACAGCTTGTATTTCTTTTCTTAAATATTGTTTTGGTGTAGTTAAAAACATATTAGCAGCTCTATACAAAGGACCTTGTTTTTGTAAGAAATCTTTATCTTGCAAGTCGCTTGACTGCTGTGTTCTTTTGGTGTCACGCTCAAATTTAATTATTGCATGATCAATCGCATCTTGCTCAGTAGCGGTTGGGTTAGCTTTTTTGAACTGGGCTTTATAATAGGAATAATTTGGCGCGCCTCCCAACATTATTGCTGCACGGTCACCAGCTATTACCTGAGCCATTAAAAAGTTTACTATCCAATCTTTTGTTTTAGCTCCTACAGGCAATACTTGATTAGCATCTTTTTCGCTATAATTTTCAATCTGCCTAAGAATAGAGTTATTGTTTCTATCTTGCATGTAAACAGAGTTTTCTCTAATTTCTTTAAACACTTGAAGCTGTTCTGTTTTGTTTTTAGCTGCATACTCTAGCCAATTAAATATGCCGATATCATTTGCATATGTAAAAGTAGAAGTTAACTGCTTAATCATAATCACAGGATTTATTCCAAGACGTGAGATTAAAAACACACTATTGGTCATATCTAAAAAGCCTGTTAAGAACTGTCTTTCACCGCCTCTACTAGCAATCTTTTTAATAGCATCGTTTATTAGATCATTTATTTTCTGTCCATGGATATCTCTTATTGCTTTCTTTATATTTTGATTATCAAACAATTTAAACACATCTCTAACAGGAACTGCGTATGCAGCAAAATATTCCATGTCATCTATATAGCTTGTTAAAGCTGTTGTGCCGTCAGTAGGTATTATAGGTTTATTGTTTTTACTTCTAGCTTTGGTAGAGGCAGAACCTACAGAGGTTTGCATTACGCCTTGATCACCCAACAAGTCCATTCTTTCTGGATCTCCCTGTCCCTCCCTATTTAGATAGCCTGCATAAAACTTATTCATAGGCATATCAGTACGATAAATCTGCTTATAAGTTTTATTATAGTGCTTGTAAAGGGTAGGATACAAGACATTAACTTGCCAGTCTGCAAATTCTTTTAGTTTTGGATTTAATTTATTTTCAATTTCATTCATAACCCTAACATCTTGTCCATTATACATTTTTTCAAATGCTTTTTTATTTGCAGGATCTTTGTATTGATTGTATAAGTAATACATTTGATTTTGTGAAAGGATTAACTCTTCTTCATTTAAAGCTTTTGTATAAGCGTTATTTTTTTCAATACTGTTTGGATCTTTTTGTAATGCATCTTCAGCTTTCTTTACTCTATCAGAATCTATATAAATTTGAGTAGGAGTGAGCTGACTAAATTCTTTATTTTTTTGTCTCCAATTTTTTCCTAGATATCTTGACATTTCGGCATCTAACATAACTGATAATTCTAGTTTTCTTTTTTTAAATTCTCTCGTTGCCGCATCTATTCTTTCAGTAACCAAGACTTGAGCTCGTCCACCAAAAAGCTCCCCAGGCAATGAAGATATTCGATCCATCAATCCATCAAGCGCCTCTGCGGTAGCGATTACCCCATTGTCAATGGATCTCATTATATTATTAACTATAGTAGATGCTCTATTGCTTAGGGCTTTTCTTTCTTTTTCTGTTTTTCTACCCTTGCTTTCTTTATCTAATTGTTCTTGTAAATCAGGATCGTCTAGATTTAATTTGTTTCCTGTTATGTCAAAATATAGCTCCCCAAATTGTCTTCTGTATTCCTGAGCTTGAGCTTCAATTTGAGCTTTTAATATACCCCGGCCTTCCTGAACCAACCCAACCAATCCTTCGAAAGCCTGATCAAGCGCCTCGGTTTTGTTTAGATCTGTGTCACCCATCAACAAAGCATTGTTTATGTTAATAGCTATTTGAAGATCTACCATTTTATTAATAACATCAGGTGATTGATTGGGATCTTGAGCTAATTTTAAAAACTCTGTGTTTAAAACTTTGTTTCTTTCAGATATTTCTTCTTCCGTAGCGGACTCACTGAGAATAGTATTTTTTATAGCTATAAGTCTTTTTTTAGACTCAAGATCTATCTTGATGGCTTTTTTTCTACCACTTACTAATGTTTCATATTTTCCGTTTAAAATATTATCAATTCTATTTAATAAAGATTTATTATTTTTTGCAGTGGCTATATCTATAACCTCATCCAAAATATTTTCAATATTTGTTGAAGTAGCTAAAGTAACTTTACTAATTAAGTCATTAACCTCTTTATTAGTATATAATTCAGGTGGCAAACTTTTTCTTATAAAAGCTCTGACCTGACGCTTAATCTTCTGTAAATCCTTTTCTGTTTTGGTAGATTGACGTACTAATATCCTGGCATTTTTAAGACGTGCCGCCATGTTTTTGGTAGGTCTTTGACCTATAGACTTCTGAAGATCAATCTCCATTAGCCTTTGTTGATTGGACAAACTTATTTTAGTTTTTCCTTTTACTTTTGTTTTAACACCTTCATCAACATACTCCGGTTGTTTTTGCATGAACTCAATAGCTTTATCCATAATTTGAGCTTCAGACAATTTTTTCTTACGTCTTTTATTTTTTACTCGCTCTCCCTTACGAAATGATTCTATTTTATTATAAAGACTTAATCCGGCCTTAGCTCCTCCAATTAAATTAGTAAAACTTTGAGGTAAGGTATTCTCAAGACCTAATGGAATATCCATTACCTCACGAATCTCTTTCATGGTTAACCTTTTGCCATCACTTTTTTTATATTTTCTTTTAAAAAAATCAACTATTAATTCATCTCGAAAACCTGCGTCTCTACCTTCAGTAACTATATTTAAAGGAGATTTCTGTTGTCTTCTGCGTAGTGGTGTAGGCTTGTATCTTGGTCTGCCTGGTTGTTTTATATATAATCCGCCGCCTCTCCCAAATTGATCTTCTCTTGACTTAAACGCCTCAAATCCAAAAGGCTCAACAGCTTTTCGCAGTTCAGATAAATTTGCTGTTTTTGGAATAAATCCTCGATCATTCATATTAAATAAACGAGTTACATCTTCAATACTTCTTTGTTGTCTTTTTCTTATTTTAGGATCGCCTGTTGTATCTATATTATCCGGCACCTTAGCAATATACTGTCCGCCCATTGCTGATCTTGCCGCTTGAGGTTTGGCTCTTTGGCCTAGAGGAGTTTTGTTAACCCCCTTTGGTCGAGCTGCAGTTTTTTCTGGACCTGCCGGCACGGCGTTAGGATATACTTTTCTTACGTCGACCGCATTATTAAAAACCATAATTGGTTTTCCCGAAATAGTATAAGGATATGAGGGATGATATCCTGGATCTCCTTCTCTTACTTCTATTATGTCTGAGTTTTTGTCAAACTGAATTGCCGAAATAATATCTCCGTAACCAACATCTTTTAAACTTGGAGCGTTAACATAGTCTAACACACCCACGTCAACTTTTGCAGTTGGTGTGATTGGAGGTATTCCAAACTTATCTGCAGATTCTGCACTAAAAAATGTTTTAGCAAAAGTTCCTCTAGATAAATAGGATATTTTATTTTCCCCTTCAAACGGCATCAAAGTATTTAACTCATCTAAGTTGCTAATTTGACCTGGAAGTCCTTTAGCTTTTAAGGCTGAAGAAATTTCAGTTAATTTTAATTTTTGATTAACATAGTTTAAAAGCTCTTGCGGGCTTACTCCTTTATTAATAGCATGTGCTATTTCTGCATTTAGATACTGGAAAAACCGAAAGCTTCCTGTAATACCATCAGGAACTTGAGACATGACAAGGCCCACCCCATCACTCTGTTTTACCTTGTTTAATATTTTTTGAGCTGCAATCTTCTCTGTAAAAGCCCACCCATATGGTGTGCCGTAAGGATATAAATAACCGCCATAAAAATCAAACTCTAACCCTGTAGGGCTTTTTATCCTTCCAAAAGTGGCTTTGTCTGCTGCAAAAACAAAAGCATTTGTTCCGGACAACTCATTAATACTGCCACGCTTTACGTTTTTAAAATCGATTGCACCATAGTTTATTTGAAAAGGATCGTCTCGCCGCTGCCTCGGTAGATTTATTGATGGACCATCATCTTCTATATTATCTGGAATAATACCATCCGCCTCTTTTATTAATTCTCCTTGCTCTAATATTTCGACATCACCCTCGGTTATTTCTTCTCCCGTTCCTACTTTGGTAGCCAAAGTGTTTAAAAGATCTATTACATCTTCATCTGTTTTGGTAAATTCAGAAATATTTAAATCAACACCAAAAGTGCTTGCTAAATTTTCAATAAATTTAATTACTACATTTTTTTGTGGCTTACTTAAGGTTTTATATTCAGAAGACATTATGCCTATTAATTCAGCTAGCCTTTCTTCGTTTTGCAATTCACTTACATTTTCGTAAGACTGAGCAAATGTGTCAATTCTTTTAGCAAGATCGCTGTCATCAGGCAAAGTTTTTCTTACAGAAGTCATCATTGTTTCTGCAACTTGAGCGGCTTTTGGATCAGTTTTTATTTTACTCAGAAATACTGCGTGAAATATCTCATGAGGAACTGTGGATGCTGTTGCGCTTGAAAGATTTACATGTATTGTGTCTCCAATAAGCTCCGCTCGCCCTGGAGCAGCATACTTTTCAAACTCTTCGTTTGATTCATGTAGTATTATTCTAGTATTAGGGAGTAGTTTAGCAATAGATTGTGCTCCTAATCTTGCTAGACCTATAACTCTATCAACCCTAGTTTTATTGTCAACTGTCAGCGTTTGCTTTTTGCCGGCCCTATTGATGCTTAAATTATCAAAAACTGTATCTGTAGTGTCGGCAGTTTCATCACCAAAAAAAGCATCTATGTCTTGTTGTTCCTCCGTTAAAACGGTGTCATCTTCTACCGCTGCATTTAAATCAGCATCTTTAATATCAGCAGTCTTAACTGATTCTGCCCTACTAATAGCTTCTATTTCAGAATCTATTTTTTTAATTTCCTCTAACTGCTTAGTATATAAAACAGGATCTTTATTTTCTATTTGTTTTTGCAACGATTCTTTACGCTGTAACCGTCCCATTATTTGTTTTTGAGATTCTAAAGGAAGGTCAGCGGGAATCTGATCTATTAATGCAGAGGCCTGATTAAAATCATCTATTTGTTTTTGTCCTTGTTCTTTAGTAAGCTCCCCGTTATTTATTTTTTGTTTAATATCGGTAACAAAAGCTGACTGAAACTTAGAGTCTTTTCTTATAGCTTTAAACATGTCAAAAACATCATTATCGACTTGTGTGAAATCTTGTTTACTGTAAGCATCACTTATTGCTGGAAGAGTTCCTAGGACAAATCCACCTACAGCCTCCTGAGCCCCAGCCCTAAATACTTCTCCCAATCCTTCAGCAAAGTTTTTAGGATTTTGAAATAGATCTTTTTCTTTTATGTTATTAAAAAGTGCCTTTCCACCTATGTCAGCTATCTGTTGCATTGCCCCTGTTTCGAACTCAGCTAATGTAGCTGCTGTTACTGTTGCACCACCTCTTCCAAGGCTATTTGTTACATACTTTCGAACAAAATTTCTAAACGTGCCTTCTGTTACATCATCCGGCATATTTTTTATAATCCTTGAAAATATCTTTCGTACAAAAGGTTGTTTGTCTATTATGTTTCTAAAACCTACATTTTCCAAAACACCAGAAACAATGGCAAGGGGAAGTTTCAATGATGCTTTTTCATTTTCAGTAAGATCCAAGTCTTGAAATTCCTCTTCGTAATAATCTGATACTTGAGAAACTAGATTAGCAACACGAGTAAACTTCTCTGGATTTAAAAAAGCGGGAATAGACCCAGCAAGTCCTATTAAGGCACCTGCCCAAAACTCTTTCTTTTTTGCTTCCATGTATTGTTCGCTTACATTCTTTCCTCCAGTAAGCTCAACAAAATACTCTCTTATGCCAGGTAAGGTTTCTCCTTTTTTTGTTTTTTTTACTTCATCAATAATTTCACTTACTAGTTGGCCGCTTTGAGTTATATTCTCTGTAATTATTTGACCTGGCGCACCTACACCTGCGCTTGTTGTCGTAGTTTTTGTGTCTATAATCTCAGGATATAAACCTTTTATTTGCGTGTATGTTAGTTCTTCAAAGTTATCAGGAAGTGTTTTTCCTATTGCAATAGCCTTTTCTCTAAACCTTTCTTTAAACTCTGAAGGAGGTAGCCCTGCAAACTCTCTAAGCTCTGTGGCAATATCTATACCATATCCCGTATATCCCGCTCCTATACGTCCCACTCCTCGTGCAAATTCCTCTCTAAGTGCTTGTCCTAAGTTTCCTTGTCGAGCACTCATAGCAGTGTATTCTCCAATACTCTCTTCTAATTTAGCGCGTCTATTAAAATAAGAGTCTTTGTATTTTATTATTTCCTCTAAAGACTTATTAAGTTGTTTTTGCTGATTGTTGTAATTTATAATACGCTGACGCTGCGCAGATCTTTGCGCGTCACTCAATGACTCCAATGCTTTTTTTTCTTGATCTAATAGAGACTGGTTTTTTAAATAATTCTGCATTCCCTCGTTTAAAGTTTCTGCTTCCATATTTAAAACTTTGATAGACTCCACTACTTCTTTATTTGTTTCAAATATTATTTTGTTTCTATCATATACCTTCTCGTCTTTTCTAATATTTATACTTTGTTGAATATTGTCTTTTATAAAGTCATCTAATTTTCTCGCTTCTTCTATGTTTGTTTTTGTTGTAAAAGCATCAAGACCAATAGTCATCTCATTTCCATTGGCTGATTTAACATTCATTTTATCATATCCAACTCCTGTTTCTTCAAAAGTAAACCCTTCATTGCCGTATAAATAATTTAATCTTTCGACCACAAACTCTTCATCTTTGGCAATAAGATCAGGTTTAATTTTAAGTTCAGAAAAATCTTCAGGCTCTTCTACGGTAGAAACTACTGTGGCTGTAGGCGCTGTTGTTTCAGTTTGTACTTCAGTTGGTGCTGTTTGAGGAGTCGTGGGAGACACCGATAAACCATCCCCTGAATCTGAAGCCATACCTTCTTTTTTTTTTAAGCCCCATGGCTCGCTAAAATTTTCAAGAGAAGTTTTTGACATTAAACCTTTTTCAATACCCATATCGTATATGGATTTGATCTGGTCTTCGTTAGCTTGAGAAAAAACATCAAAGCTTACAGCGTCAGTGATTAATCCCGCTTTTAAGTACGCATCATATATTTGTTGTAGCTTATCCATTAAGGTAAATTAAGGGTGGTATCGGTTTTAAAAATATCGTCAAGGGGACCCCCTTCAGGATTATCTGGATCTGGATCTGGTTTCGGAGTAGTGTTGGCTGGACTTAATTTATTTTTTAACGCAGATAAGGATCTAGCGTTTACATTTTCTAAGACAAAAGTTATAATTGATTGTTTAACATCTTCTGCATTTTGACCTTCAGAGAAAATTATATCTCTGCCTCTATTAGAAGGAAGTAAAATTTCTTCAGTTACTTCTTTACCCTCTTTATCTACTTGAGTCAATCTAATACTCTGTCCATCTATTAAATTAATAGGATTATCAATTGAAATACCAAATTCACTTAGAGTTTGATTAATTGAAGTAATTACATCAGCATCATCTTTTTGTTTTAAATCCTCTAATAAAATATTTTTTTCTAAATAAGACTTAGCATCTGCCATTATTGTGCTTGCTACCTTTTCTTTTCCTTTATCTTTTCTTGCCTGAATTCTTTCAGCAAGCTCATCCCTTCGTAACTGCAAAGAATCTTTTTCGTACTCAGATAACTCTTGACGCTCCTTAACCTCTCTAGGTAGAGCTTTACGAAGCTCTCCTGCCATAAAGTCTACAGCTTTTTGTTCATCACCTTCAGCAAAACCAAAAGTGCCATCGGGTTTTCTATAGACTGACCCCGGTTTTAAGTCTTTTTCATTATACACCACGTTATACCCCATTCCATCAACGAGAATAGAAACAGTAGGCGCTTGTGCTCCAGCTAATAAAGCCTTAGCCTCATCTTGCATTATAGTATCTAGTTCTTTTCCGCTCATATTTGCATAAACACCCGTAATCGTTTTTCCACTGCCTTTAGTAATTCCTCTTTTTCCAAACTGATCAACTAGATTTTTAGCAACCGTACTGTAATCATACTTAGGTAAATTACCATTAGTTAAGTCGCTCAGGTATGAAGGGCTAACTATGTCTCCTGTTTCTTTGTTAAATAATTTTAACCCACCTCTGCCATCGCGCTCTACTTCCATTGCCCCTGGCTGAAACACCTTATTAAAATGATTTAAATTAGCCGTATTAACCTCACTAGACTTTCCACTAGCTACATCATCCGCAATTTGTTGAGCTGTTTTTTGATAAGAAGTTTGAGCGGCTATCATTTGTTCATTTGATTGATTTAGATTTCTCCACTGCGCAGCATATTCACTGGAATTTATTCGACCAGACTCTAATTGTTTTTGCAACGTAGTAGAAACATCCATAATTCCTTGGCTAAACTTTCCAAAAAACTGATTAGCATTCTGATTGGCTGTCGGGGTAAGATCTCGCTGGCTTTTTCTAAGCGCATCTTGCTCATCCCTCCACGTTTGTCTTTGCTTTTCTCTTTTATCTTCTTGTGCTAAAAGCGTATCTGACAAATCAAACAATGTTGAAGCGTCTGGAACTATTGCTTTATCTTGTAGCTTGAACCCTATTTTAGTTGCCATATTTTATTGTTTAAGATACTGCTGTTTGTCCTCCACTAAATGCTGATATATCTCCACCAAAAATAGGATTGAACAGATCATTTATTTGGTTTGCAGGGTTGATTTGTTCTAACAATGCATTTTCGTTTATAGTGTCCATAGTCCTGTTTCTTATATTAACTCCAGTGTTTGGCAGGGTAGTTTTACCACCTATATTTAAATACTCAGGTATTTGTTGACCGGCTATTGAACCCATTTTTGCTATTCCTTGTAATGCGCCACTTTGTGCTGCGGCTCTGTTTTGTGCTGCTTGTTGGGCTGCAGCCGTCTGACCTTCTACTTCTTTTATATCTAAACCAACTCTAAGGTTTTGAAGCCTAGACTCTTCTTGAGCTGCTGCCCTTTGTAAACCGGAAAGCTCTTTTCCCATAGCTGCTCTTGTTTGAGCTTGTTGCGCTTGATTAAGTGCTGCTGCTCTACCGGCGGTAGCCGCTGCTCCTCTTTGCTCACCCTCTTGACCAGCTTGCAAGACTTGTGCTGCACTTGATAACGCCGCTTCTCTTTCAAGCTCATAAGGTTCTTTTTGAATAGATAAACCTTTCATATAGTTTACCTCTAATTTATTTCTTGCCTCAGTAAGCGCCTTATCAGCTGCATCCTCAGCCTTTTGTTGAGCTTTTTTTTGTTTAGATGCATTAGATAAATTTACTGCTGTTCCTGCGGCTGATGCCGCAAAAGCTGCTCCTGAAGCTATTGTTCCTGCAGTTATTGCAGCAGTGCCTGCAGTTATTGCTGTTCCTGTTATTATTGCCATATTAAAACGATTTAATCATTTCTTGCGTATATGTGTCTCCCTTGATATAACCTAACCTCTCGTATGTTTTTACAAGACCGTCATGTTTTATAAGGGCATATGTGTATTTGTTTCCATTGTTTTTACAAGTATTAGTGAGGGACTCTACCAGCATTTGCACAGCTTGGTGCTTTCTTTTTTTCTTTGTGTATTTTTTATTTGATATTATCCAGTCCACCCAGGCCACTTTTGAATTTGTTATATATATAAACCCTGCACAAACAGGGGTGTCATTATCTAATACTATTAAACCGCCTTCTCCATCATCTGGCAAAAAATCTTTTGCCGGAGGCTCCCATCCCCAGTCTTCCCACCAACCCACAAGTATATCCTTGTAGTCGGTAGAATTTAGTTTACGAATATTAAATTCCATACTCTAACAAAGATACTAATTTTTACGGATAGCTTTTCATTATCTGAGACTCCACCGCAAAGAGCTCGGCTCGCCCTGGCCCAATGTTTTCTAAAGTCATTAACGCATAGTGTCCAAGGATCCCATGAGACTCGGCTATTGAGTTTTTTAACGCCATCATTAAAGGCGTATTAGTAGTAGGGTTAGTAGCTCCAGATATTGTACTGTCTACTGTAATAGATGTTGCGTCTTTTGTAGTAATTACACCAGCTAATGCAGGAGAGTTTGTAAACTCATTAATGTAATATAAATAGTCTCCAATACTTATTATAGAGTCAATAGGCACAACAAAAGAAAATACCCTAGGATTAGTCATTGTAAACCCAGTGGTCTTACCAATTCCATTTACAGATCTAAAATCAAAATCTGCTAGAGTTGAAGGGGATTGTGAAGTGTTTTTTATAGCCGCATAATAAGCTCCTTCCTTTAGCTCAAACCACGTATTATTAATAAACGCTTGATTGTTCATGTCAGTATTTAGACTTATATTCCAAGGCGAGTCTGCCTCTAGTGCTATGGTTTTAAATAGCTTATTATTTAACGGAGAGTCGTTTATAACTGTAGTCATTTTACTGTTGTATTGTACTCCATAAAAATTATTCCGAGACGAATTAGTATTATGTCTATATAAATTCCCGCCTGAAAAAGTATAAAAGTAATTATTCATACCCACCATATAGTCAGGATTGTATGAGTAAAAAGACGGCCACCCTTTCACACCATTACTATAGGTAAGAGTGTAAAGCTCTCCATCAGGTATCTGAGGAGTAGCAATTGGGTTAGGAGAAGAAGGAATTTGTGCCAAAACTATTTATTTTTATAAGACAAATATACAAAAATATAAACCAGCTATGGAATTGGAGTGGCTGTTGGAGTTGGAGTTGGAGGCACGGGAGTTGGAGTTGGAGTTAATGTAGGAACAAACGTAGGTGTCGGGGTGGGTGTTATTTGTGTACCTCCAATACATATTTGTCCCGAGCCTTTGGTTCGTCCCGTCTCATCATTAATAACAAGCTGAAAAGTCAACACTGTATAATCACCACTAGGCATAGGTGTCACTGGATTTGACGGAAAAAAAGCTTGAGTTGGCCCAAAGCTATGAGCTGGAGTCATTATTTCTGCAGGGTAAAATCTAACATACTCATTACCTAAAGAATCTAATATAACACCCACGGCTATTACTTGACCTGAACCACTTAGCCAGTTGCTTCTTATATAAGGACTCAGCCCTGCAGTAAGAGTTAAGTTGTTAGGAAGTGATATTATTTCTCTATTAGCAACGTTATAAGTGACTCCATCTCCACCTAAATATTGTGTAATTACAGGAGCTGATGATCCAGTTCTAACTTCAGCTGTACATGTGATGTAACTCATAAATGCAAATTTACAATTTTTTTGCTTTGTTTATTTTACCTCTCCCTCTATTTGATTTACCCACCCTTTGGATTTGCTGTAGGGCCACACAATATATTTCTTAGGATATTTGCCGATATACTCTGTGTCTATAATAATTTCTTTTACCCCTTTCCAGTGCTTTATTTGTTTTGGCAGTAAATCGTTTCTATGGATTTCTTTGTTGTTTTCATCTTGATATATTACCGCAACAAAAGAATAATCATTTTCCATTAAGCTTTTTGGCGACAGCATAACTTTATGTCTTACAAGTTTATGATAAACTTCTGATCTAACTCCCGGTGGCTTATTATCTAAAGTAGATTGTTGAACAGATCGTTCTTTAAAATTAATTCCTGCAAACATTTGATACCATGACAAAGATGAGATAGGCCCTAAATCATAACCTTTTAATGCGCGCTTTGCACAAGGAGAACACTTTTGATTATCAATTTGTAATAAATTTCTTACTCGTGTTTTAGATGCTTGATCCATTTTATCCCACTGCACATTATCATCCCAATGTTTGGCGCGTCCTTCTCGTGTGTATTCATGCCATGCTATGATAGTATTAGGATGAAACATTTCGTAGCCCCAACTAGTAGCCCTTACTGCTATACTTATTTCTTCACCATGAAAATACAATAAAGGATCATGAGGGACTTCTCTACAAAACCCCCCTATAGTAAATGCAAAATGTCCAGAATAAAACCTAGCCGGAATTGGTTGTTTGGTATTTTTCTTGAGGTGATAAGGGATAAATAAAGCCATACCATCTGGAGAAAATCTATCAAACGACATTCCCCATGGGACTTTCGATCTGTGTTTTGGGTCATTATTAGGGTCATAAGAAGGTAGATAACTAGTTATAAGAGGTCTTTTAATTCCTTTCTTCCGTAGTCTAAAAAACATTTTTATACATTTATCATCCCAGTTTTTCACAAACCGATGATGAGAGTCTAGTTGTAAAGTAAAAAACTCCTTAGTGTAATGCTGTTGAATCTGATTGCGGGCCCAACAAGTTCCCAGCGATTCCTCATAAGGAATATCTATTATTATAAAACGAGAGTCATCTTTAAACTCTTCTAGTGTGTCCCATTTATCCTTAGAACTATGTTGATGTGCGACACATATAGTAAGTTGCTCTGGGTATTTAGCATTATTTATTAAGCTATGCAGCGTTGGTATTAACTCAGGGTCACGATAGCTAGCTATCTGAACAAATATAGAATACATTAGATTTGATTTTATATATCAAATATAATAAATATTAAACTACAAAAGATGGTCCTCCTGGGCCTGGCCCTTGTAAAGTACATGCTTGACAATCTGGCCCTACTTCTACAACTAAAGTTAACGCTGGGGTAGTATTTGTAATAAAATTTGCTGGCGTGGTTGTTTGATTAATTAATTTCCAACACACCCCTCCGTATGCATCTTTTCCATCGTCTCTGTACACAAAACCAGCTCCACCATTGTTAAATAAAGGATCATTTACTGGGTTGGTTGATACTCGTAAATTATTTGTCGGTTGCCCACTTGGATCGCACGCTTGTAACATCCAATACGATTCTGTCGGACACCCAATTACCTTACCTGTAAAGCCTGGCTCTCCATCAACGACACCGTTTACGTCGATAAGTTTCAAATCAAAAATTTCTGTTTTACCTGCCAACTGAGAATCTGGCAAAAGGTTTTGATTTATTGTGAATATAGTTGCGCCTCCATCATTTGTGTTACGAGTGTATGCCTCAAGCGCATAATGATTTTGAGTTCTAAAATAAAAGTCTGTTGAATTGTCGCTACACCTTGTTAATTGAACTACGAGTTCTGTAGTAACGTTAAATTCTGGACAGCCTGTTTCACCTGCTAAAAGAGACAGAACTAAATCTCTCCCCCCTGGATTTTCTAATTGATCTGCAACCGAGATGTTTCCTTGAGCTGCCGTTGCCGAATCATATACATAATATTCCTCTGGTGTAGTATTGGTAGTAACAAACCTTTGATTTACTCCAGGTTTATTAGTAATAGTTCGCTCAATCCAGCCTCCTACTGGAGTCTCTCCATTAGACCCAGAACACCCATTTAATTTATAAAACATTGTAGGTATATCCGATGGTTTAGGTTCAATGGTTCCTGTTAAAACATTTGTCACTGTTGTCCCTGACGGATTAGGAGGCATTAATCCACTTGGATTAGTAGCGTTAAAATCGTTTGATTGAGAAAATTGAAATCCAACTCCTGGGGTTGCAACTATAACAAAATTGTATGGAGCTTGATCAGGACCCGATTGAGTTACGGGTAGAGGCGCTCCACTCCCGCTATAACCAGATCCAGAAAGAGTGTAGTTAATACCTAGAGTACCAACAATATTATTTGTAACATTTTGTGTTACATCATAAATAGTTGATGTTGGAGGAGGAGGTGCAGCACAGTTTGCACAAGCAGCTTGAGGCTGCAGAACTCCGTTTATCTGCTCTCTTGACACCGCGCCATTTGAATAAAAACCATCGGCTGCTAACGTAGTTAGATCTATATCAGTATATATAGAGGTAGCTTGCTCTAAAGATAATCCGTCCATGTAAAAAAGTGCTTCTGTTGCCATGTTGTTTTATATTAAGTTGGACAATTAATTCTTAAATCCCATTCGGTGCTGGATGTCGGAGCATAGACTTTAATAGTACACGTTGTCGTTGCTGTTGTTTTTTGAAAGCTAGTTGAAAACCACTTACCTATAAATCCAGGCACACATCCGCCATTTGGTATAGTGGGTAAGGGAGCAGCGCCATTAGGGGCATATGCATTGCCAGCATAAGGACCATTAGGTTCTACATAGAATGTACCGGTTGCAGGATTTATAGATTTTAAATTATTATGAAGCTGCCTCAAAAGACCATCTGAAAAGTCTCCTAAATATTGAGTGTCAACAACTACTGCTCCATCAAATTCCACAATAAGCCTGTCTGGAACTTGTTTTACATTAAATTCTATATTTACAATCCCTGTGCCTGAGCCTAAAGTGTACGTTTGTTCATCTGGATACGCAACTCCACCAGAAAACGCTGAAGCGCTGCCGCAAGGCGTGGTAGGAGTCAAGGGAACACATCCACAACAAGCATTGAACGCAGTAGTATTATTGCATAACGTTGCCGCAATAATGTTTCTATAATCCCATATCAAATACAAATTGTCATCATCCTTTGTCATAGTTGGCATAGTAAAAGTGGCATAATTAGTTGTGCCGTCTGTTATTATAGGGGAGGCCTCTGCAGAAGCGGCGACTAAGGAATTTATATCTGTGACGTTATTATTATATACAGTTGCGCTTCTTAAAAAACGCAACTTATTAGAGCCTTGATTAAAATCATAAGTGTCCGTTGAAAACTTATTACTTATTATGCTTACGATTGCGCCTTCATCTGGAACAGTATTAGACCCTAAAGATCCTTTTAGGGTTTGATATTGCGATATTATAGTCCCAGATCCCTCATTAAATTGAACTAAATTACTTTGTGTTGGGGAAGAAAATACATTGTCTGTCCATCGATATTCATTATGTATTGTTTGTGTTGCACTAGAGTTGCTAGTTAAGGCAATATTATAAACAGTAATTAAACTTTCTACAGGACAACTTACCGTAACCTCCGCTGAATCTGCCACTAAAGCAGAGGTGCTTGCTTCGATAGTCACTTCTGTTTCCTCTATACTATTTTTCGGTATAGTAAAACTTCCGCTTACATAAACTAAACCACTTGAAAACTTAACCCCATTATAATATGCATTAAATGTATAACCAACTCCAGTGTTTGTTCTCTCAGTAACAATTGGTGAAACACCAGCTTCTGTTTCTATTTCTTCTAAACCTCCGGCAGGAGTATTTGGCTCTGTAATAATATCATCTTGCGAGGCATTAGGGATAATATAAGAAACAGTTACTTGACCTACTTCTTGACCCACATCGACACAATATAAATTTCTTTTACCTGGCTCTATTAAAAGATTTTCTGACACATCACACGATAGGCAAGATGTAAAATCAAATGTGTTCTGTAGATTTTTAGCTAGTACAAATTCATTCATGTAAGGGTCATAACCTCCAAGTTTTTGTGTTCCTAAAGAATCAATAAAGAAATCTCTAAACCAACCTCTCATTCCTTGCTCTGATATAACAGTAAGCTCCTCCATTCCTGCAGCTCCTCCTCTTAATCTTATAACTGCACCTCTTTTTGCGTCTACAAAATATTTATCAAATCCCCAAACTGCAAAACTCTCAGGGTTATTACTAATTCCATACTCCTCATCTCTAGAGATTTGAACTCCTAAAACATTAGGAACACTTACTAAAGTTCCTCCGCCTGAAGCATCAGTTAATAAATCCTTACCTACAGGTACGTAAGAGATTTTATCTTCTTGAAGCGTTAAAATATCAGTTCTTCTTGCGTATAATTTTCTAATTGGACCAAATGAATCTTCTAAGGGGCTAAAGTTTGCAAGCCCTAAATTAAATTCATTTAGTTTATTTACATTACTCTCATCATTAAACACCCCGCTGTAAGTTAAATCAGCAAAACGATGAGCTTCTTTAAATATCTGAGACGATGTAGTTGTTGTTCTGTTACCAAAATTCATTGGCTTACCTGTAATAGAGTCTCTAATTTTATAACTTTCAATACCGTTTCCAAAAGCTATACAATTATAAAACCCTGTATCAATAATGGCATCTTGGCCTGTAACTAAAGCGGAATTATTAAAATCTATAACTTGATTTTGTCTATTCCCCACGTGTTGTCCAAATGCATCTATAGGAAATGATAGGTCATTTTCATACCATACATCTGGCAATGCATCAAGAGGTTGAGTTTCAAAAACTATATTAGTGCTAGTTCTAATTACTTGTATATCCACTTCTAAACCACCTGTTCTTGATGCGCAACTTCGATCTCCTGTTACTCCTAAAAAAGTCTCACCAGTAGCACTCCCCCCGCTAGAGCTTTCAAAAAACTGAAAAAAGAATTTTGCATTAGCTTGAGATCCAGCAGGCCAGTCTGAATTATTAGGTGTGGCTGTTGTAATAGGAACTATAGCTGAGTTATAAATTATTTCTCCTTGGAACTCTCCAGCTTCATGACCACATATAAAATTTGAGTTGGTTTGAATTAATCCTGTAGTTGCAGTTCCAAGCCCTTCGCTGTCAAAAAATTCTTTAAAATTTGCATAATTATTTTTTGCTATAATTGTTTGTTCATATCTCCAAACTCTTCTTTCGCATCTTTGCGAACATTCTGCTCTACCGTTTCTAATTCCTTCTATGGTAATTTTAACTTGACTTGCCGCTGGTATATCGTAGTCTATGTATTGAGATGTCCCAGTACCCCCTGGATTTTCTATGCTTACTGGATAATATATTTTAGGATAGCGATCAGCACCACTAACTGATTGAGTTATATTTCCGTAACTAATAACACTTCCCAAACTATCACCAGATTCAACAGCAAAATTATTGGGAATCATTTTCATATAGGTTCCAGCTGGGGCTTTTATCTTGTCTCCACTTGGATTTAATGGATTAGTAAACTCTACAAAGCCTGCGGCCATGTTTTCTTTTTCCAAGACTACCGCATTAACACAGGATATTTTTGCACCAGTAGAGTCACTCTTTACAATTAATCGATCTCCTGCCTCTACCTTATTTGCATTCTCTCCTTCTAGTAAAAAATAAACTGCATTGGAATTATCAGCCTGAACAAAAGTAGAAACATAGATGGTTTCATAAGTCGACTTATCAGGTTTTATACAAAATTTGTATCGGGTTGCCCAGTACGGAGCGACTTGTGCTGTAGGCCCTCCTGATTGTCCCCCTGGAATATTTACTATAATACTGTTTTTTGTTGCAGACGCTCCACAAGGAGTTGATACAGTATTAAAAGGGCTGACTAAAGCTGTTGATGATCTATTAAAATCATCCATATAAATAACACCTATCTCATAACCCCTGTTACTGTGAAGACTATAATTGTCCGATGAAGTAATAAAGGATGAAGCAACACTAGTTAGCTCATAATACTCATAAGTTACATTTAAACCATCAATCCATTTCATAGCAACTATTTGTATCACGATACTATTAGGTTGGCTTATTTGACCTGAAACTAAAAACCCTTGTGCTCCTGCAGTTATACCGCTTTCGCTTTTAGTAAAAGAATCTAAATTATTGGGTATTGCACAATTAAATGCGTCTGTAAATGTAAACCCATTACATGAGTTTGGAACTGTTTGTATGCTAGAAGCGTCACCTATGGCATCAATAAAATCAGCATCTTGAGTTAGTTCATAAGCATTAGTATAATCTCTTAGAAGCTCGTAGCTAAAACTAATAGATGTTACACCTGTAGCTGTTGTCGGAGCTGGGCCTTGAGCTTGATAAAAAGAACTATGGGTAAACGCTATATCCCAAGATATTTGAGTGCCTCTTTTTAAGTCTTTGCTCTCTAAATTAATTCCAAAAGTCGAATTAGGCACTGTTCTAGTTGTGCCATATGAATAGACGCTATTTTGACCTATAACACTATTAAGCTCTGACTGTTGTATTTCTTTTTGTTCAAGGGAAGTTTGATAACTAAAATTAACTGCATTATTAAACCTGTCTTTTAAATTGTACCCTTCAAAATAATTACCATACACAAGCCTGTTGCCCATTAATGTTTGTGCTTGTGCTTTTAACGGAACATTATCATAAAGCCTAAGTATTTCATTTTCAGGTAATACAGTAAATATTTTTTGATTGTCAAAATTAAACGTAAAGCTATTGTTATTGCCCAATCCCATTACTGCTTTATCAAAGCGTTCTATAATTTTAATCGTGGGATCAGACATTTCTTTAAACAAAAGCTCCACTCCTGTTACTAAAGGGCCACCAGTGTCAAAAACAATATCTACGGCATTTATGGTATTAACCATTCCTTCGTTTAAAAAACTATTGGGGGTAAATTCAAAAGAACCAGCCCTAAAAGCTGGATCACTAAATTGCGATACAGCTGAAAACTCTCCGTTTTGATACTGATATCTATATGCAAAACAAATAAACCTGTCTTCTAAAAAAGTACCACCGTTTGGTATAGTTTTTAAAACAATAGAAGGCGCAGCAATTGGTGGTTTTTTTATTACCAGTATACTTTCCGCGCTAAATTGATCTGTATATGACATGCTATATTGTTAAAGTATAAGTTATACCGTCAGCTAAATTTAATCCGCTAAGTTGAAGTGCTCCTGTAGATTCTGAATTGTAAACATTACCATTGTCGTCTATATTTGCTATTGATTTAACAGAGTAATTACAAGAAAAAATTCCAGAAGACCCATCACTTCCTGATATATTACCTGATATAACCCCTGTCCCTGGGTTTGAAACCCCTGAAGATAAAATTAAACTCATCACACCGTTTCCATCTGTGTCTTGAATAAATTGTGTTAGGGCTAAGCCATTTGCGTCATTCACTCCTTGTATGCCGTAGCCAGGAGTTGTTTTTGGAAACCCAACAATTGGAGTGTTTGAGTTAAACACTGTAATGTTAGGATTATAGCATCCTACCCCAGGTAAATTTATTTGAGTAGTTGTTGGTGCTACTCCTAAACCTATACCCGCTGGGGACCCTGGACATCCAAAAAGTGTTCCTCTATGAAATCCTACAGTACCTGTTCCACTTATAATAGTTGAACCGGCGGTGAAAACAAAAGCTGTTGTTTGATTAGGGTTAACTATTACTGAAGTAGTTTCTGCTGGTTCTCCATATGCATTTTTTACATTTATAAACCTTGGAGGATTGAGAAAATCAGTAAAAAACAACAAATCACCTACCTTATCGGTTCCAGTTATTAAAAACTTTGGGTTAAAATTTAAAGTAGTATTTTCACCTGTGCCATCATCTATGCTAATTATATGATAAGTTAATTGTCCCGTTAACACATTTAAAGAGACTATCATGTCTAGTTTTCCTGTATTACCTAAAGAAAAATTAGGGTCGTGGACAAACCAATACAAGGTTTCGTTTGCTCCGTCTTCATAAACACCGATTGTTCTAGCTTCACTACTCAAAGGTGTGTTAGAAGCTGTAATCGGATCTATAAAATATAACTCGGTTAATCGAGAATTACCTTTAGCGTTTTCTACTGATCCTACTTCTGATTCTTCAGTCGATCCTAGCCTTACATTTAACGCATCTACATACTCGCCGTTAGGTAGCAGCCTTTCGTCAAGGCTTTTGTTCATTCGCCCTAATACAAAATTTCTTTGCGTTTTTGCCATTTTATTTTAGCCACTTGTTTTCCCCTCTCATGTTCATCAACAAACGCCCTGGGTGAATATTACTTAACCGTATTTTTGCATTTCTTAACAATGCTGATTTATCTTTTCTTGCTCTATTTATTATATATTCCTGAACTCCGAACTTGCTATTTAATACCGCATACTTAATATAGGCGTATATGTAATCCTCAAAAAGTTTATTCAAAGTAACTTGAGAATCATCCCCGCCTTCCATACCATCTGAAATATACTCTAATATACACTGCTCGTTAGCCATGGTAGAATTAAAATTAATAACCCCTGCTTTCTTGTCTATGGTAAAGGTAGGGTTTATGTTAGCTGTTTCTGTGTTAAGCCCATAGCGAGCGCCTATGAAGGTATCGTAATAATCCTCATTGTAAGGTGGATTATTATCTTGATCTAAGTTGGCTTGATTTAAATAAATACTATTTAACGATCCGTCTGTTCTAGCAGTGTCTAGAGCTGATGTTTGTGTGTTAGCATTATCATCAGCGTCATAAGTAAAAGTAGCTGTAGCAGATTGCACGTATGATAAGGCTGACTGAACTTGTATATTTTCAACTAACGGTCGTATTGTATTGTTTTTAAACAACGAAACACGAACCCAATTTACATAGTCTGAAGGCAACACAAATCTTAAATCAGAATAAACAGTAAGCTGTAAAGATTTTATTTCTTTAAACGCATCATAGTTTAATTCTTGAATACCCCGTTTAGCATGAAACAATATTTTATACCTTTCTTCGTTATTAATTAACGAATGGTTTCCATCATACATCAATAGAAAATTATTTACTATATCAGTTAAACTAATGTATTGATATGATCCCCAGTTTAAATCTGTAGGGGTAACACCATCATTAGTATAATATTTTTTTTGATCTATATATGCCATAATTATTGTTCTTGATTTTGCATTTGTTCTTCAACTTGACCAAACTTAAACACATCTCCCTCTCTAATAGATATACCAACATATTGAAGAATTTTAGAAACCAAATCATTTCCATCGTCTATCGGTAATTCAAAATCCTGATAATCAGCTTGACTCTGATCAAAAATAGGAGCTCCGCCTGCTATTGTAGTAAAAGTCCACTTCGGATCTTTTGGGTATCTTATGTATTGTGCCACCACTTGTCCCATTGAAGAGACAGTATTAGGATGTAAGATTATATTATTAGCTTCTTGAGTGTAAGCTGGATATGTTATATTCGGCGATGTAAGCGATGAATTGTTTAGCATAGTTATTTTACTATTATTTACTAGTTCCGCTTCAGCCGAAAGATTGGATGATGAATATATTTTATAATTTTTTCCTGTAACCGTAATTAATGTAGTATTAATAACAAGGGTTGTTGTGTTTGTAAAACCTGTTATTAAAGCTGTCGTAACAACATTGTCATTTAATACAATAGAAAGAGTTTTTCCTACAAGGTCTGCAGTAAAATTAGCTGCTGCATCTATTAATTCGTTTCCAGCATTTGCTGCCGCTACACCCGTTGTGGTTCCTGTTGCTGTTACTGTAGAGTATATTAGAACTTTATTTAACAGATAATAATCAGCTCCTGTTGTTGCCGCTGATGGCATTGTGTATACATTGCCTAAACCTGAAGGGGCTTGTGTGGTAGAAGTGGTATAGGTTTGTGCTAAACTAGCTGTGTCTGAAAATGTATCAATAACCTCTTCATATCCTTTTTTAATATCCGCATATCCTGTTCCTGATAGTCGTGCGTTTTCTTCGTTTATTTGTTGATTATATTGAAAGAAATATTCGTCAAACAAATCTAATTGAGCTTGTTTTGCAAATAGATTAAAATCACTTGGTGAAATATAGCCGTAGTTATTCTTGTTTATAATTGCTAAAACTGTATTTCGTACAGAATTTATCATTGTTATTCTTTTACACAAAGATAAGTAAAAAAAAAAGAGGTCAATTTTTCATGACCCCTTCTCTAAATAGTAAAAAATAAAAAGGATATTAAAATAGATTTACATGTTGTTAGCCAATCCAGACAAATGTTTTAATGATTCTAAACCTTCATCGGTTTGAAAAAAAGACGCTATTATATATATAGGATCTTCTTGATAAGGAACATTTAACATTTTCTTTTTATTAGATGGAGTGTTAAACCACACCTCTTTGTTATTATTTCTAAATTGCAAAATCTTTTTATCAAAGAATAATTGGATCTTGGCATTTAATTTTAATGCTGGATCTTTGAGTAACAATAAAAAGTCTTTAGGCTGATTTTTTGCAAACACCAGAATATCTCTTCTTAGTTCAGCAGTAGTTATAGTTGTAACATCTTGCTGAAATAAAACTCTTCCAACGTTTTCCACTTGGTCTACAGTTAACTGCCTAGCTTCTATTAATGCGTCTACCTCAGCATTTAAGTCGTCAACAATTTGCGCTGCATCTTTTGCTTTATCAACCTCAACATAGACCCGTCCGTTTCCTGGGTGGTATGCTAAGAATTTTTGTAGGACTTGATTTTCTTTACGCACCGTTAAAAAACCATTCTCAAAAACTATAGGCTCTAATATTGCATTATCATCTTGATCTTCTTGAAATGGAGAGTTTTGGTTTCTTGCATAACGCAAAGCTTTATTTGTTCCTGTTTTTTCGTCAAACCACAATAAAGGAAACCTCTGAGTATGTCTTGACGCTAAAATTAAGGATAGTGGCGCTGTTTCGCGCGTTAGTTTGTAGATTTTATCTACGTATTTAGTAGTAGTTTTCATTTGATTAGATTTAAATTTTATAAAAAAAGGGGGAATCCTAAGACTCCCCCGAAAAAATACTCATTTATTACTCTTGGAAGATAAAGAAGTTGTTAGCACCTAAAGTACAAACAGCTCTTTCTGACAAGAAGTTTACTTGCATGTTATCAACATCACTTGTCATTGCACCACCAGCAGAACCAGTAATCCAAGTCTTGTAACGTCTGTCTTCTGTTTCAGAAGCTCTATATCTAACATGTAAGAAAGGTCTCTTAGCATTTTTACCAAGGATTTGGTCATAAACACTAGTTGATCCAGCTGGTACAAGAAGTCCGTTAACACGTCCTGATCCTGCTCCTGTTGGAAGTCCACCTCTCATAGTTGGGTCATTTAAGTATTTCCAGTCAGTCTTGTAGAAGTCATAACCTCTTCTGAATCCAGAAAAACCTAAGTTTAACGCCATCTCTTCGTCATTGTCAAAAAGACCATATGAAGTACCATTAGCTCCGTAAGAGTTTTGTGCAGCTAACATATCATCAATATCAAAAGCAAACTGACGATCAACAAACAATACGTTCTCTTCAATTGCTCCTTGCTTATCTAGACGACTAATTACATTGTCAAAGTCAGCCAATACTGTTGGGTTTCCACCGTCCCAGATATTACCTCTTTGTTGTACAGCATAAAATATACCATCTGACCCAGCTCCTGGATCAGCAGCAGCACCAGCGCTACCAAGAATAGCAGCAGCACCTGAGTTTTGCTCAGCAGGTACAGCTTCAATCATTGCTGTTTCTAAGAAATCATCAAAACGTAGTCTTGTTTC